TTTAGTTTATCAATTTCTTGTGCATGATTATTGATTCTTCTTTCAAGTCTTTCCAGAGTCTCTTTTAAATGTTCCTCATTCATGTTAACTCCTTTCTAGTTCTACTTTTTAGAACCTATAAAAATAGCTATAGTAAAAACACCAATAATACTTCCTAACATCATACCTAATATAAAATTAATCATTTTCCCTCCTTTCTTGTGTTATAAATTGACACTAAAAAGAGCAGCTAAATTAATAACTGCTCTATGTTAAAAACTCTTTTGACTATATTTGTTATTTAAATATCGTCTCTATTATCATCTCTAAAACAGTAAGCGACCCTTGTATACATAGTTGATTTGGGCTTTTAAAATAATAGTTTGTACTTCTTATTATCCCTTTATTAGGTTGATGTATATTATTTGCAGTCACTTCACATTTACTCACTAATATTTTCATATCTACTTGCTTGTATTTTTTTACTTGTTTATCCGTTAAAGTTAAATTTACTTTAGGCCAGTCATCTGAATAAATTTCACGTTTAGCATCTAAAAACCCAAATGTTTCCAACATGTTATCAATCTTTGAATATGTCACAATATCACCTCTTTTATTCAAATTTATACATGTCTAAAATATCTTCAAATTCATATACTATTTCATCGGCTAAATTTTCACCTATATCGTCTATACTTTTATTGAAAAAATCTTGATTTTTATTTAAAAAATCATCTACTTTTTTATCGTATTTCTCATTTCCACATCTGTAATATCTAGCTAAAAATATAGATAAACTATACATTAAGTTTTTTCTTATTTCACCAGCAGATAATATTCCACCTAATATATCTGCTGGTTCTATTAGATTCGTTCCAAAACACTGCATACATTTGTGTTCTACGCTATCTGCTATACTTTGCTCTCTCACATCAAAATCCCCCTTTATATTTTATTTTTTTATTAAATTCTGCATAGAGAGATTCATTTCCTTCTTTAATTTTAATTTTTTCAAGTACGTAATATTTTTAAATTACGAATTTAAAAAAGTTTTTATAGCTCTCATAGTTGTTTGTATTTCTGTATCTGATAATACTCTATTATATACTAATACTACTTTAAAGTATGCTCCAGCTGTACTAACATTTCCTAACAATGCAGGATAACTACCTTGACTAAACGCAGATGATAATACTGTGTTTTTATTACTTACAGTACTACCAGTAAACGCCATAGTGTCAGTATCTACTCTTAAAGATGTCTTATTGTAACGTAATGCTATACAACCATTTATATTATAATTTTGTTCTGTTACATTTAAGTTTATTGAGCCTAATTTATTTCCACTAGCATCAGAATATAACATTGCGTTATTATTCATACAAGCTAAATTAGTATTTTGTGATAATTTTTGTTTATTTGATAAAATAGGATTTTTAGCGTTCGTAAAATCACCTGCAAGTATTATAGTTTGTGATTCTCCAAAATCATAATAATTACTAAATCCAGATAGTGTTAAGTGGTCTTTATAATTTGCTCCTGCCCAATAGAAACTATCTCCGTCAAATTTCATATATGCTGCTATATCAGTAGAGTTATTATTTGCGACTTTCCATTGTAGTGCAACATTATCTATTTTATTTTTCCAAGTTGTACTAGTCATACCATTTCTATCAAGTTGTAATGTTAATCCATTTGTTGTATGACCTGATAATTGTACTGCCTCTTTAACTGTTATAGAACATTCAGCTTTTACATTTGCATTTGCACTAGAATATGCAGTTATAGTACAAACGCCCTTAGTTTTGCCTGTAACAACACCGTTACTTACTGTTGCTACATTACCATTGCTTGATTTCCAAAGGATTGAATCAGTGTTATTAGGAGGTGTAGCTGTTGCTATAAGTGTACTACTAGTTCCATTATAAATTTCTAATGTATCTTTATCTAATGCTATACTTGTAGAATTTATATTTGTATTTTGTGCTACAGTTACATTAATATTTGCTGTAACACCATTTGTTGCTCTAGCTGTTATTTTACAAGTACCAACTCCTACTGGAGTTATTCTTGAACCATACACAGTTGCCACATTGACATTACTTGACTCATAGTTGACATTGTTATCCCAAGCTGTAGAAGGGTTAACTGAATAATATACATCAATAGGGTCATCACCGACATTGAAAGATACGTTGTTTTGACTTAATGAAATAGATTGAACCTCTGTTTTTTCTGTAACTCCAACTGGTGCATAAACTCTAACCCAATCGACTTCCATTTTCATAGAAGTACAGTCATCAGCAGGATAGCCACCTGTAGAACCTACTGCCATATTTAATATGATATATTGAGGTCTATGCCATGATGCTACATCAGATATATTCTTTCTTCCAGTTTCAACACCGTCTATATATGCAATCATTGTTGTTTCTGTCCATTCTACAGCATATACATGATATTGAGAAGCATCAATATCTCGAGTACCAAATACCATATTTAGATTACCTTTTCC